ATTCGTTGCAAGTATCTCTGGTAATGTATGGACCATCAATCCTACTGCAGACTTTGCTGCTGCAAGCATCTACCAGGTGAAATTCAACGCCTCGAAAGTGATTGCTGGCGACAGCTACGGACGTGTTACAGGAAGCAACCTAAGTAGATTCATCACCGCTTAAAAGGTTTTTTCAGATTTAATATTTGTTGTGTTAGTATGACCCCGGCGTTAGTCGGGGTTTTATTTTTGTCCTTCATATCTGTATTTCAGATTATTTCTTTTGTATTCATCATTCACCATTCATAACTCATAATTCAAAAGGAATGAATACAATAGAAAAAATCAAAGCTTATTTTAAAAGAGAAGAGCTTGACTTCAATGAAGGGGTACGCCTCTACACCATGATGCCAAACCACCGCCGACCTTTGGCTCAGAACATGAAAAATCACCCAAATTGGGAGGTACTTCAGAAAAGACTCATATTCGAACTCGAAATGATGGTAGGTTATGAAGCCACCAACCGACAGGCAGTGCACCAAGAAAAAGCACAGCCAATCATACACGAGGAATTGAAAGACTATGAGTATAAAATTCCCGTAGAGCAACTCACAGAAAAAGAGCGTAAGCTCGTAACAAAAAAATCGCAGTATTACAACTTCCGCGACGCTCTGAAGAAAGAACTGGTAGAAATAGGCACACTCAACGATGCAAAAAGTATCACACGCCGTGCTGAAATCATGGATGACATAGTTTTCTATACAGAGAGCATCAAGTACATCCACAGCGTATTATCTAAGTATGTACCCAAAGAAGATGGCACCATGCCACAAGCACCAGCAGAACCAAACTTCATCATACAAATCAACGAAGAGTTAGACAAAGAATTTTTCTATGTCGACATGAACGACGAAGCCAGGAAAGAACTTCTTACTTCTCTCGAAGCTACTTACCCGGGCGTAAAAGAACGTGCAGAGAAAGCAGAGAAAAAACGTTCACGTGAAATAAACCAGTCACGTGCAGCTCGCATGTATCAGATGATTCAACTCCTGAATAATTATTTCGAAAATGCTGATACAACTTCAGCCGAACCAGCAGAATAACGATGCCCATATGCAGCAAGTGACTCAGGTAATTACATCGCAAGATGAATACCTCAGTCGCTTGCTTGCTCATTGGCATATACCCACCAACGAGGAGAAAGAACAACCTACCTTTCACTTCTGGACTACCAGCCGATTCGCTCTACATGATGTTATAGTTCGCCTATTGCAGTGTACTGGTCCTGCCAATGTACTGATGAGTACATATAGTTTTTCAACCACTGCTGCCAACATTATACACAAGTGTGCCAATCAGCATTACTTTATTTCGTGCCGCATACTCATCAACTCAAGCCGTGCAGCGAGCTCGCAAGCCAAGCGGAGTATTGCTCTTCTTCCGGATGGGGTAGAAGTACGATATACCAACATACACGCTAAGACTGCACTCATATGGAATGAAAAGTATCACATATCAGTACTTTTCAGTGCTAACGCAAGCAACAGCGCCACTATAGAACGTGGCATGATAGCCACAGATTTCAATACATTCAATTTCGACCGCAATGAACTTACCCGCTTATACAACAATGCAACTATCTAACGTCACAGAATTAGCATCTCTACTTATTCTGCCGCGTGATATTGCAATCATGATGGAAATAGAGCCATCACAGTTCATTTCACAATTGAAACAAGAGAATAGCCATCTCTATGTTGCATTCTATCGCGGCATCATGCAGAAAGAAGTCGACATCAATAGGAAATATCCAATCGACGACCAATTGCTATATGAAAATAGGGCTGATGTACTTCGCTCTCTCAATGAATTCAAGGCAAGACTACTAATACAACTACACTATGGCAGCTAGACACAACGAAAAAGAAGTATCGCTCGAAAAACTTCGTGCCTGGGTCAATAATCCAGATACTGAAGTGCTCACCCAGCAAGAAAAAGATGTATGGGAGCGCATAGATTATGCATATGACCAATTGAAGATTGAAACTCCCAATAACGTTATCAATCGCTTGGTGAAAAAATTCAATATAACACGTGCCCAGGCAGGAAAGGATATTAGCATGTGTAATACCATTCTTGCACCTCAGAACCGCGTAGATACAGCGTGGATGCGTAATTTTATCATCAACGATGCCATGCTGCAGATTCGTGTAGCCCAACAGACACTCGACCAGAAAGCATGGGCAGCTGCCCGCGATACCATAGCGAAAATATACCTTGCTGAGCTATCTACTCAAGCACCAATAGACCCAGAATTGTTAGGAGGGAACAATTATTTCGCCATCATCAATATCAATGGCGAAGTTCAGAAAATAGACCTGTCTAAGGTCGCAGAAATGCATCACACAAGGCGTGAAAAGCTCACAGAGTTTCTATTCCAAGATATCACCGAAGAGAATGCCGAAGTAATCATGAACTCATGAACAAGGAATATACTCTCAATAACATTCAGGCAGCCATTACCATAATGCAGGCCATGTATACGTACATTGTCGCTGGCCGTGGTCTTGGAAAATCTACGATGTTCGGCAATAAGATGCACGAGATTGTCACCCACCTTCCGGGGGCTTCGGGTATTATCAATGCTAAGACATATACACACGTGCTCACCAGTATTCTTCCCAGCGCATTCGCACACCTCGAAAGGCTTGGTTACTTGCGTGATATTCATTATGTAATTGGACGTAAGCCACCCACACAATGGGGACTACCATACCAGCCACCTATAAAAAATTTCGAGAACTATATCACATTTTTCAACAAGCAGCGACCAACTGGGTTTTTTCTCACTTCTCAAGAAAAAGAAGGTTCCGGACGTGGACCCAACACAGACTTCCTCCTCACAGATGAAACCCTACGCCTGGACAAGAAAAAACTGGACAACGAAATAGCCCCAACACTCAGAGCGAATAAGGATAAGTTCAAGCATATTCCTTGGCACCTGGGCGAGTTCCATTCTACATCCATGCCCTATACAGAAGAGGCACGTTGGATTCTTGAAAAGGGAAAATATTACTTGGAAGACTTCTGTGTCGATATCTTCGCCATATGGCGCCAAGTCATAGATATGCAGATTGAATTGCTAGACATCACAGACCCGCAGCAGTTCCAATACCAATGGAACGCAATCAACCAACTCCGAAAGAAGATGCAACCCCGCCTTAGTGCCGATGGGAAAACACTATTCATCCTAAGCAATGCATTCGACAATTGGCAGAATGTAGGCATGAGCTATATACGTGAGCAACGCCAACGCTTGCCTTATCTCATTTTCCTTATTGAGATAATGAATGCAATTCTCACACTCACAGAAAACCCATATTACAACATTCTTCCTATCCATAGCATACACGATGCATACGACGACCACAAGGTAGAATCTTTCGCACTTAACAATAATTTCGATTTCAAGAAACTATCCGAAAGAAAAGCATCTATGCTTAGCTCGAAATACTACAACACCAACGAGCCTATATATCTATTCTTCGACTGGGGCGGAACTGTATCATTCGTTATAGCAGCACAATTCAATAAGGCTACCAATACACTTAATATTCTGAAGGAAGAATATGTGTTGCCCCCGGACGAAATGCCAAAAACATTAATGAAACGCATAGATTCATATTTCGAATCGCATAAGCATAAGACTATATATTATGTAAAAGATTCATTCGGGGATTCATCGGCCACATCCATCGCAGGCCAACGCACCATCAATGAGGAAGCTATATCACAATTACGCAGCCTTAAGTGGAATGTGATAGCACGCACCCACGCCTTCAAGGAACCACCACAGCTAGAGAAGTGGAAGATGATGCAGCTTATCATGAAGGATGGACAAGACTCACCATTCAAGTTGCGTATCAATGCATATGAATGCAAGTACCTACTCATATCTATGGGTGATGCCAAGGTCAAGCAAGTAGATACCCGCATAGAGAAAGATAAGAGTAGTGAAAGGCGCAAGGCACAAGACCAGCGTACCAGCACCCACGCATCTGACGCGCTAGATAAGGGTTGCTATTACTTATACAAGAACCTGACGAAATCTACATTCGTTGACATTAATATTTAGTGGGCGTTACCCTAAAGGGTCGGAGTATTCCGGGCTCACTACGTTCGGTTGCCGCAAGCGGCGAACTAAACCCTTCATATTCCTAACGCATCTATAGGTGCGCGTGTGTATAGGTATTCTTTATTTGAAATTTTTTTCCACACGCGCGTTACATAAGGCCGCGAAGCACCACAAAAACCGATAATTTTAATATTTGCCCATGAAAAAAAGGTGAAAAAAATCGTGTTTTCGGTGGGGCGGGGCGTGGTTAGCTGTCGCACAGCCTAACGGCATTTTAGGACGTTGGGCGCTTTGCGTACCTTACAGATTTATAGTGTTTTACGTGTTTTTAATTAACATTTATTTAACTATTTTTAGTTACATTATATTTGTATAATATAACTATTTTAATTAATTTAGAGTAATGATTTAGAAAAACGCTCTTTGAAATGCTGTATACTATTGATTGACAGCCGTATTAATTAGGTTTATATTATATTTTATTTACATACAAATTTTTAAAAACATGAAAAAGAAAAATTTTGAAAATGCTGAGAATGCAACAATTATCAGCGATGAAATGCAAGTTCAAACAATTGAAAAAGATTCTGAATTTGAGGACTTGAGACAGTTAGTAATAATTCTTTCAGAAGAAAATAAGCAACTGAAAGAAAATAAATTAACTGCAAAAAAAGTAATTGAATTAAAAGAAATTTTTACCAGAAATGCAACACACGCCGGAAGCTACGCAGCAAAGGCATATGAATTCCAAAAAGCCTTGGAAAATCTACAAGGCAGGCCAGAAGACGAAGACACAGAGAAATATAATATTGTTATTTACGAGGGTAGCAGTAGAGTTATTTCAAAAATTACTACAAATAAAATGCTGGTGAAAGTTATTGAAATGATGTACGATACATCAGTGACACGCCTCCAAGAATTAGAGGAAGAAAATAATCAATTACTTTCAATATTGGGCGAGATATGAACAGAATTGATTTAAGCAAATACATAAACGTGAGGGGGGAAAGCACCCCCCACGTAAAACCCGCAGAAGTGGAAGAGGTGCAAGTTTTACCAAGTATAGAAAGACCAGGTAAAAACAACATTTTTAATTGGGATATTGAAGAAACCCCGATTTATTTTTATAATGGTGAATTGATACCAGGGCATAAGGCCATAATTAGAAATGATACAGGCAGACTTTTACAAGTTTGTAAAAACACTTATACACCCACATATAATAGGCATTTTACTGAGACTGTTGAAAACTTTGTATCTGTTACAGGGTACCAGATAGCAGAGGCAAAAAGCTTTGATTATGGCGGAAAATTACTTGTTTGGTTAAAAGGCGAGGTAAATAATATTGGAGGACTGCCCACAGAAAATTATTTATTACTCGGTAATTCGCACGATAGTAGCACCGCTTTTTTTGTTGGGAATACTTCGCATATTATTAGGTGTAGAAATCAATTCACCAACAGAAACCAGCAATTAAGAGCACACCACACCTCCAACATTCACTCCAACATCCGAGCAATAACACAAACAATTGAGCAACTACACTCCCAAAATGAATTATTGAGGATTAAGTTTGAAAAATTCGACTATCGGAAATTTACAAATAATGAAAGAAAATTATTTATTAAATCGCTGTTTGAAGTGGAAGAGAATGAAGAATTGACAACACAGAAAGAAAATAAAATCATTGCACTTAATGAGGCCATTAGCCAAGAAACCCGAGATATAAATAATTCTTTCTGGGGGTTATTTATGGGCGTAACTTATTACACTACTCATTTACTCAGGGAGAAAGAAAAAACATTCGGGAATGTATTCGGCCAATCTTCAGAGATTAATAATAAGGCGTTTAAAATTCTAAATGAAATGTTATGAAAAAGAATCAGAGCAACATTGAGGAAGCGAAAGCAAAGCGGGAATACTTGAAAAAAATAAGTAATGAAGTGCTGAAAAAAGACCGTGAATTGTACCCAGAGGACGAAGGCCAGCGAGCGAATATAAATACTTTGCTTATGGCGTATATATATAATAGAAATAATAATCTTACATTTCATTCATTCGCCCACTGGTTAAGGCTTGGTTATATTGTAAATAAAGGGGAAAAAGCATTTCTTTTATGGGGCCAGCCAATTAAGAAAGCGAAAAAAGAAAACCCCACCGACGAATTCGAATTTTTCCCGCTTGCATATGTTTTTAGTTCGGAGCAAGTACGCAAGATTGAAAAGGAAATACCAGCAGAAGAGAGCACTCCACCAGTAGAACCAGAACCAGAACCAGAAAAAGAGGATGTTTTAATTCATTCGGACGATTTTAATTTATTCTAATTTATTTTATAGTACTGGGCTTAGTTTTTCTTTAGTCTATTTCTTGCGAGAATGTGCCCGATAAAAATCTGAAAAGAAATACACTCCGCTTTTAGTTACATTATATTTACATAAAGTAACTAAAAGCGGATAATTTTCATTTTTTACAGATTTTTTTTCTCGCTTCGCTCGAAAAAAAAGCCAAAGGTGTTGTGAAAAGGCAGTGGTATTAATAATTACATTTTCTTTTAACAACGGATTTCATTACTCTACTGGCTGCCCATGTCCTTCGATACTTTTTCTGGTCGAACTATTTTCGATGCATGAAGTTGTCAGATGTCAATATAATCCTTCGGGATATGGATGAAGAAGTGCTGCCTAATGGCAAAATGAAAACTTTTTCCATTGGCTTCGTCACGAAGAGAGGAATATTCGTGTTCCTGAAACGTGCGAAGAAATCTGGCACAACTCAGAACCAGACACGGCATGATTTTAAGGGGGTGCAGGCGCTCAATCATAATCTTGAGCCAATTGGCCACGTATACCCTGTATATATTCATGCCATACTATATTACAACGGCACGTTCGAAAAATCTTTCATATCATGATAGGATACGACAATACAGGCAACCCCAGTATAATAATTTCAAGCAAGGCAATCATTGTGACTGAGCAACCTCAGTACAATGCGAAGCAGGATATTGACCCAGTTAAAGTGGGGAAATACTCGTTCATGCCATGGGGCACTACCGACGATGGCAACGACTTCCCTGATATAGCCATCCAACACAGGAAAATTACACCTGTGTTGAATCGCTCGCTCATCAACTACACGAAGGTGGTAATAGGACAAGGACCATACCCGGTACGTATCAAGGAATTTGACCAGTCAGGCTATGAAGTATTGGAAGTAGTGAAAGACCCTGAAATACTGATGCTGCTGCGCAACTTCAGTATGCGCAACTATCTTTCACGTACTTTTTTCAACCGCTCTTCACTGGGGAATGCATTCGTTCAGCTCATACCAAACTTGGAAGGCTCGAAAATTACCAAACTCATTCCGGTGAATGCCCGCTGGTGTCGCCTTTCTGCTGATGGGGAATCCGTTCTTGTCAGCAATATTTTCCCCGATCCTACTGAAGCTTCAATAAAATCTTACCCATTGCTTGATGAGATTGACCCACTTGGAAGCTTGCAAGCTATGCGCGAAGATGGCACACTGGCTAAGACCAGCGTATTCATGCACTTAAAAAACCCATTCAGCAACAACGACTACTATAGTGAGCCAGACTGGTGGACTGCGCTCGAATGGGTGAAGATTTCACAAAAAATACCGGTAGCTATCAATAGCGGCATGGATAATATGCTGCAAGTGTACTTGCACGTGAAAATCCCATATTCATACTTCGAAGAGAAATTTCCCCGCGACCAGTTCAAGAATGATGCAGAGCGGAAATCAGCCATAGAATCTTTCGTGGCTCAGCTAGATGAGAAACTCACCACTTCGAAAAATGCACGCAAGACGCTCATTTCTTACTTCAGCGATGAGAAAAATGGCGCAGATAAGTGGGACATTGAAATCCTAGAGCACAAGTTCAACCAAGAAAATCTTGTCAATAGTACCGCATCCGACACCCAGATAGCCATTGCAACAGGCATTAATCCAGATTTATTGGGCCTAATGTATGGCAACAGTAAGGGAGGAAGTATGCAACGCGAATTGCTACTCATTGCCTACGCATTGGCATGGGAAGAGCGACAAGCATTGGCAGACCCAATTGAACTCATGATAATATTCAACTACGGAGAAAAGTACGCCGATGTTGAAATAAAATTCAGAAATACATTCCTTACTACGCTCGACAGCGGAAAAGGCACTGACCAAGTAATAAGCTAAGTTATGTTAGTACGCACAATTGAAGAGATTAGAGAGTTTCTGCCCGTGAATGTATCGCTCGAATATGCCAGGGTACAACCTATCATATACGAGGTAGAAAATAGAGTTATCAATGTGATAGGCATTGAGCTATACACTGAGTTGGATGACTATTTGGACACTCCAGCCCCGGCAAATACTTCATACGACACTGCCATAAAACTACTCAGAAGCGCCATCGCTTGGCTACTTTTCGATGTGGGATATGATATATTAAATACACAGTTCAGCAACCAAGGATTTCACAGGGTAGAAACTGAACAAGGGGGGAAGAAACCTCTATTCCAACGTCAGGAAATCATGCTACGAAAGTCTTTTCGTGAAACTGGAAACAATAGACTTGACCAAGTACTTGCATACCTAGAAAATAATTCGGTTGAATTTTCTGTATGGACTGCGAGTAGCTCATACACTGCCATTCGTGACAATTACATATGGACCACAAAACAGTTCAACGATATAATCAACATCAATAATAGCAGACTCATATTTCAGCGCTTGCGTCAGAATATGATGACAACAACAGAACTTTACATTCAGCCGGTAATTGGTGAGGAAATGCAACTCGAATTGCTCAATCAGATTGCGACCAATACACTCACTCCAGATAACCTGAAGTTAGTGAATTACCTGCAGAAGGCTGTCGCATTTCAGACCATGCAGAATGCCGGTGCGGAATTCATCATACATATGAGCGAATACGGCATACATATGCTTGGAAATGCAACCAATACCGACAATTCAGCCACGGCAGAATTGCCCCCTATGGAAATCGTAAATGCGTTCCTAAAACGTACTGGTATCACTGCCGAATCTTATTTACGTAGTACAGAGAGCTTCCTTAAACTAAACATTGACAAATACCCCACGTATGCCAATAGTTCAGCTTATTCCAACCAAGATTACAGCAGTTTCAAGAATGACGGAAAAATATTCCTCACGTGAGATGCAGAAACAACATGCATTATTCACATCCAAAAATTTCTACCTGAAAAAGATTTCAGGAATAGAACTTGGCTCGCGCCTGCGTACAGAAGTAGCACATATGTTCCTGCAATGCAAATTCATGAGCATTCACAATCAGTGTAAGCAAATACAAAAGATGCAGATAGATGAAAATATTCTGATAGATGCAGTGAATGCTATTGTGCAGAACTACGAACACGACTTCATGGAAGAACTCAAAATCGCATACCCTTCAGTGGCATATGAAGTATATCGTATATTCTACGAAAATAATTTCAAGCCTATGCATGAAGCTAATGTAGACTTCCTGCATAACTTCATTCACATGCAGAGCAAGAGTTCTTATCCATTCGAATTTATTATGGATACTTTTTTCACACTTACACTCACCGCATTCGACCTAGCCACATACGACGTAGAGCGTAGTTTCAGGAATATAAATGGTCAGTTCTCTTCTATCGAAACTAAGGTGTATAAGAAAATGACCTACATATTCATCAGCTATGCACATGAAGATGAAAAGTACAAGGAGGAATTACTCAAGCACATTCACCCATTCATTCTGAAGGGAGAAATAACTATATGGGAAGATAGCCAACTCAGAGCTGGCGAAAAGTGGGAAAACAGAATATACGATGCCATAGATAGTTGCAATATTTTTATTGCGTTGCTTAGCTCCGATTATTTGGCTAGCGATTTCTGTAACATCGAATTTCAACGGGCATCAATACACGGAAAATCAGTTGTGCCCATACTCGCACGCCCATGTGCAGCGCATCTGCTCGATGTTTCAGAATTTCAATTTCTGCCGCGTGGTGCGAAGCCTATTTCTACATTTCAAGATAAGGATGAAGCATACCTGCAAATAGTAACCGAGTTGAAAAAGATATTATGAATAAAATAATCATCAGATACAACGGTCAGAATATTGAATTCAGCACACCAAATCATATCGACGAGCTGAACAGCCAGCAGTGGGTATCAATCATCAAGAACTTCGTGATGGTGAAAGAAATGAGCATGGACAATATCTTTGAGTTGCTCATACATATGCTCAGCATAGACAAGAAAAGAGCCAAAATAATCATCACTGAAATGATTGACGAAGGCATATTTGAAGTTTTTTCTGAGCAACTGATGACATTCTTGCAGTCTGAGTTCAATACCAACCGATGGTTCATCGATAGGCTAGAAATGAAAAAGCAATTATTGTATGGTCCGAAAAGTCATTTCTCATACATGAAGTTCGGAGAATTCATATACTTGGATATACTTTTCGCCAATTACATAGAACTTTACCAGCGCGAAAAGCCAAAAGAATACCAAGCACCGGTGGGTGAGCAAGAAAGAGCGAAAAGGCTCGAAATACTTGCTTCGCATGTAGCAGAAACTAAGCAAGCACTCAATAAATTCTGTGCTGCCATCATGCGCCCGAAAAATAGCAAGCATATAGAAGGTAGCAGCAGCGATATACGTGAAGCATTCAGCGACGAACTGATAGAGCACCGCGCCAAGGCATTCAATCATGTGAATAGTGCTACGAAACTGGCTATATTACACAATTTTGCACTGGTACGCGAGAGCATTGTGCGTGCCTATCCTCTTGCATTCGGCAGTTCTGGTGCCGACGAGAAAGAAAAAATAAGCGCATCTGCAGCAGCTCGCAGTTGGCTCAACATTCGCTCAAGCATTGCCGGCAATATACTCAATCTCGAAAAAGTAGACGAACTGCTACTCAGCGATGTACTGAGCAGCCTAAAACCATCCGAAAAATGAAACACAGCGATTATATAGCATACTTTCACGGTCTGGCTACTCAGTTCGGACTCAGTTTCTATACTTACGGGCTCGATGAGTTCATTCAGCACCTGGACAATGTACAATATCCATGCATGCTATTGCAACGCTACTCATATCGCATGAGCATGGCCGATGTAGATAGCAAGTACAAGGTGCGCAATATAGGGTTCATGGTAGTCGACAATCTCAAGAACCCGGACAATTATACCGAAATGAACGAAATATTCGACAGTACCGAAGAGCTGGCAGATAGTATCATCATACAGATAAACAACGATGCTAACGACTATTCTGACAACCCTGCAGTAGCATTGGTTCGTGGCTTCGTACCATCATCCGTGAACGCCATACAGGTTGAAAATATGGCCGACAACAACTTTGGGGTATTCGTCAGCCTCGACATTATCAGTGAATTTTATTAAACTCATGTTTGTTTTCTTTTTTCTTACAGTGTTCTATTTTGTGTGTCAGGGCAGCTTCGGCTGCCCTTTTTCGTGTCCTTCCCTACCCCACCGGCATGTTGCATTTTCGTGAAAAAATACAATATGAGTGTTACTTACCTGAGCACGCCAACATCTGTCAATTACAGCGATGCTGAATTGAAATTCGAGGTACACGGCAGCAACCATATAAGCACACCTGGCACACACATTTCATTCAAGTTGGTAGTATATGCTACAGTTACCAACGGCGCCACATTCGCCATTCCCATGCCCGATGCTACACTACTCTATTTCTCATTCGCCAATACACCATCTGATACTGAATTCCAATTGGATGTTTCACTCACTGCCCTAGGAATTAAAGTACAGATGGAATCATTTCTCATCATTCAGGAAACATACACTATCTCCGTAGTAGATAGTACTACCATTCAATTCACTTCGCTCGAATATGGAAGCCCAGATATACCTACACCTATATTAGGTTCATGCGTTTCTTTCGCAGATTTCGTGCAAGGCTCGCAACCGGTAACGCACAGCAGCTACGTAATAGGAGGCAGCGTTGTACTACCGGCTCAGAATGTCCCGGTATCGGTAGACGTAGACAGCAACGGCGACGGGCAGATAGATATTTCTACCATTACATCCGGGCAGATAACCGTAGCTGAGCGCCTCACCAATGTAGCCATTATACTGGCTGTTGGTGGCTTCGAAACGGTAACACTCAGGCTTGCAGAAATAATTGACGGAATATCATACCGTACATACGACGAATCCGTTATACTCATACCAGGCAATGCCAATCCCGATGCAGCTACCCTCATCAGCAACGGCATAGCTACCACATACCCCGATTACTACGAACTGACTCTCACAGATAGTTTCTTGCTTAGCAGACCATACACTGTAGGCACCGCCAAGGCTATATTCACATTCAATCATATTGATGGCTCAGAAACTACATACACGACATCCATACTCACCCTCGCCGATGGCGAAATAGTAAGCCTACGTTGTGGCCCTGCAGATATCACATTCCCCGACAATGTAGTATCATATTTCGTAGTGTTCTACCAAGGCAGCACAGCAGTATCACCTGCATTTCTATTCAGAATAATTGATCCAAGCGACTACCGGCAGCAATTCGCATATGTAAATAGCTTCGGGTGTACCGAAATATTCCATGCCGATGGACTGAAAAATAGCAGCCTGCGCATAGAGCAGGAACTACTCAAGTTTCAACGCATACGAGGCCGATACGTTACCGACAGCCAACACACTTTCACCGTAGATACAGGCATAATGCCAACGCTATACATACCCATGTTGAAAGATTTCTTTCGCAGTACCAAGCATCATGTGTATGAGAATGACATATGGGTCCCCATCATCATCACCGACACCGATTTCGACCTAGAAAGCGACAGCAACACCATGAATTCATCCACTTTCACATATACCTACGCCAATGAGTGAAAATACAACTACCCGCCGCATTAATGTATGGGTGAATGGCCAAGAAGTAGAAGCCAACGTGCGCAGCATCAACCGTGCTATGAGCAAGCTGCGTGCAGAGCTCGCAGGTGCCGAAATTGGAAGCAAAAAGTACAACGATACCATCAAGAAGATGGGACAATTGGATGTACACCTCGAAGCCCACAAGAAGCAAGTGAAATCGCTATCCAGTGCATGGGGCGAATTCAACAAGATGTTTCTTTCTTCATTTGGGGGAAACCTTGCCAGCGCAATAACCGAAGGCGCACTCACCAAAATAAGCACTACATTCAAGCAACTCACCACCGATGTGGTAGACTTTCAGAAAGAAATGACCAACGTGTATACGCTGCTCACAGACGAGGAAATTACACGCCTGGGCGACTCATTGTCTAAGGGTGCGCTCAATATTGCCAAGAAAAGTGGGTTAGGAAGCGAAGATGTAACGAAGGCCATGTACGATGCGCTTCAAGCCGGGCAAACTGCCGAAACTGTAGTTAATTTTCTTGATAAAGCTTCGGTTCTTGCTGTTGGTTCAGTAACCTCTCTCGCTGTGAGTGTAGATGGTCTTACCACAGTAATGAACTCGTACAAGCTGAGCGCAGAAGAAGCCACCAATGTAGCAGACGCATTTTATTCCGCTCAGAAGGCGGGGAAAACAACCAGCGAAGAGCTAAGCCAGAATATAGGTAAGGCTGCACCCATAGCCGCCAGCCTTGCAGTCAGCTATCAGGAACTACTCGCAGCCACCGCAGCACTCACTAATGGTGGTATCAGTACCACCGAGAGTATGACCAACATGAAGGCACTCTTCAGCAACCTACTCAAGCCTACAGGTGAGGCCGAGAAAATACTTACCAAGTTAGGTGTACCATTCGGCGCCACCGCAGTGAAGGCTGCAGGGTTCACTAACGTACTTAAGAAACTGAGCGATGCAAGCCAGCAATACCCAGATGAATTGGCGCGTGCCATTACTTCCATAGAGGCACTTACCGCCGTCACTGCGCTATCCGGGAAAGGGTTCGAGGAATATAGCCGGGTGCTGAACATGGTATCTACCGATACCGGAGAAAACTCATCGCTGCAACGTGCATACCAGATGCAGATGAAGACTACCGCTGCTATGATTCAGAAGAACCAGCAAGAACTAAAAGCGCAACGCATAGAGATAGGAGAAAAACTTCAGCCGGTACTACTCAAAATCATTGAAGTACAGAAGGCATTCGGCAAGGCTTTTCTTGCTACCATGGGATGGATAAGCAGACACTTACCTACTATCACTGTTTTCGCAAAAGTTATTACTTCATTGATTTCTGCATATACTTCATATATTACAGTGATGAAACTGTATGAGAGTAGAACAAAGATTCTCTTATTCTTGGAAAAAGCTCGGGAAACTCTCACTATTATATATATCAAGCTCACATGGGCTGCAAGTTTTGCCCAAGCAAAGCTTGCAGGCAATACGCAAAAGGCAGCACTCATGCAACGCATGCTTAGTATGTCTATGAAGTCTACACCATGGGGACTAATCATTGGTGCAATTACTGCTGTAGGTTCTGCTCTATATCTTTTCTGGGACAATACCAAGAAAGTGGTAGACCAGCAAAAACTACTGGTAAAAATACAAAACAAAGCTGCCGACGCTGCAGACGATGAACGTGCTCGCATTGCACAGTTGCTAATTGTAGCTCGCTCTCAAAAAATGAGCTACGACCAGCGCATGCAAGCAATCAATGAACTGAATAAGATAGCCCCCAAATACAATGCAACCATAGACGAAGAAGGCCGACTCATAGAAGAAAACTCAGGAGCAATACAAGAATACCTTCGCCAGCTTGAGTTGAAAATGAAAATGGAAGCAGCCCAGGAAGAATTGAGCAGCCTCTGGAAGAATGAGCGTAACATTATGCGCCAGATTTCAGAAGAAACAGAAAAACTTAATAAGAGGAGAGAGGAAGCTATCAAATTAGGGTTGCTAGACCCAAGTAGGAATCAGGAATTCATGGACGTTACTGCTAACAGAATTGGAGGTAAATTAAAAACACTTGCGGAGGAATTAAAACTGAATAATGAAACAATTAAGATTATTCAAGATGAGTTCCTAAATACACAGTCGGTAATAAATAATGTTACGTCTGACACTACTGAGACAACACCCACAGGCGACCCCATTACGAAAGGAAACGAAGATCGCGAGAACGCACTTAAGCAACATGCCAGCAACATTGAAGCCATTCTCAAGCGCATACGCGATGCGTACACCGAGCGAACTAAGAATAGCTTGGATGAGCGCAGTAAGGAGCTGTTCGAACTAAGCAACAATTACAAGGAAGAAGAAAAAATGATTTCGGATAGCATTGCCTATTTCGAGGGTATGAAAAAGAAAGGCATCAAGCTCACTACCGAAGAAAATGAAACACTGGCAAGGTTGCAAAATCTTCGCCTATCTTCCGAAAAAATGTACAACGAGCAACGTGCTGCCATCAATGCCAAGTACAACGAGAAAGACCAGGAAGAGCGTGCCGATGCCCAACGCCGGATTCAAGAATCTCTCATGGAAGGCCGAGAAATGGAAGTATACGAACTTACCCAGCGTTTCGATGCCCTGCTAGAGCTTGCCCGCAAGTATGGGTTAGACACCACCGATATATACGCCAAACTCAAACAGAAACTTGCAGAGATTGACGAAAAATATGCCAAGAAAAAAGATATATTCGGCATGACTCAGGAAGACTGGGAAGAAATGAATACAAACATCGAAACTGCTGCCACCCTAGCCGGAAACTTGCAAGAATCTTTCAGTAACTACCACCAGATACTGCAGCAGCGCGAGAATGCCTCACTTGCAGTGGCCGAAAATGCAGCAGAGAAAAAGACCGAAGCCATAGATAAGCAACTGGAAGCAGGTCTCATATCTGAGCGTATGGCAGCCACACGAAAGAAAGCCATAGAACAAGAGCTCGACAAGCAACGCGCAGAGCTACAACGCAAGCAAGCCCAGCGCGAAAAGAATCTTGCCATGTTCGAAGCTACTATCAATTACGCATCAGGGCTCATACGCATATGGTCCAAGTCGCCCGACCCTATAACCGCCACACTGCTCACTGCCGGACTCACTGGTGTATACGCTACCAATATGGCGCTCATCAACGAGAAAGAAGTACCTGCATTCTATCGCGGGGGATATGTACAGACACCTACATTCGCCACAGTGGCTGAGCGTGGCCCCGAGCTGATAGTCAACAACGAGACTATACGCAATCCACGTACAGCACCAATGGCACACGCACTCGCTAATGCTCAGGGAACGCCCATATTAGGATATACCCCACCTCGCAGCTCAGCAGGGCAAACCGATATAAATGTGCAGATGCTTGAGAAATACATGGCTATGCTCGTAGAACTCAACCGCCGACCATTACGCAGCTACATCAGCAGTACCGACCTACAGAATCACGAGAAAGAATTACAACTACTGGATTATTACGGAAAACTATGATACTATTCTATTCCTATTTCATACATATCTTATTGAAAATAGATAAAAGGGCGTTCGAGCGGGCTATTCCGGGCTCGCTTTTCGCTCAAGTTCTGATTATAGATATATGTTTTACAACATATATTTTTTTTGCAAAAAAGTTGTTTTGTATTTGTATAATATAACTTTTGATTGTATATTTGCAGTGTAGTTCAATAATGAATTACACAACACAAAATCACTACAAAAATGAATAATTTTAAAATTTCCGAAACAACCGCTCTTTTCATCCAAAACATTGGTAATAATTCTGAATACCTTGTATGGGCAGACAATACCCCTATTACAGTTGAAGAAATCCAGAACGAATTCTTCGTTCAGGAACTTGAGAACGGTCAGTTCAACCTTGAACATAATACCGATGATTTTAGAGTTGAGAACATAGAATTCAATACTGAGAAAAATCCTGTTCAATTTCAAAGAGAAGACTTCATGACTGTTTTCAGTTTCGACCCTTGCGACCAAGAAAACGAGCATCCTAAAGATGCCACTTTCAAAGTATTTTTCAATACCGGGTCAGACCAACAAGTATGTTGCTATGTAATTGAAAGTGGGCTTATCTCATACACGTTCAACGTAGAAACGGGGGAATAATGAGAAAAATAACATTCATAAATGCAGCCGGAAAAACCCGGCTGCATGCCATCAAAATGCTACAACAAGGCCAAACACAAGCCGATGTGGCAAAACACTTCGGGGTGCATTATACCACAATAGCTGAATGGCAGCGTATGTATGAGCAAGGTGGCGCAGATGCACTCAATGTAGCGCTGAAGCCACGCGAAAAAACGGAACTGTCTGCACAAGAACTTCAATCTGCCATTGAAATTGAAGTGAATAAAAATAAACGCATACGCCTCAACCGCTTATTACGTACCCTCACCGAACCACTTACTCAGGTAGCACAATCTGAGGGAGTATCATGCCAAGCTATTATGAAAGACCGCCGCAAATTCGCAGAATATGGCAGACTTTAATGAAGAGAGGGCGAAAGCCCTCATTCACGCGTATCGGTTGAAACCGGATACAATCAAATCTTGGCGGCATCTTAAAAGGATACCCGACAAGTATAATGTACCGTTGGTACCACTGCGGGAAGTATATACCATCATCCCGATAGAATGGTTGGACACTTACCTAGATACTATTCACGACCGCAAGAAACTCAGTGAGCATATAGACACTACCCTCGTGCCATACGGTACGACCATCGAGAGTGTAAAGGCTCGCCTTCGCTCATACGCACAATACGAGCGCATAAAACTCATAGAAAATGCCCCCGACAACTACCGTCGCATCTATGCAATGATGAAAGAGGAGTCTGGTAAGTCTGAATTATATTTCATGGAGTTTTTCAACACGAAAAACGTAAATGAAATAATCTCGAAACTCATAGAGATAGCCAAGTGGGAAATGAGTGCAGGCGAAATATACACCACTTGCCCCGTGTGCGGATATCTGAACCCAAACGATGACGCACCGGATGCCAAGCATTGTGAAAGCTGCAAAGCTGATTTGTTTCCGAGCGAACCAAACGAATACTAACAAAAAAGCCCCGAAATTTCGGGGCTTTTTTCATTGTGGGTTCTTTGGGTCGAACGATGTTCCCGTAAAATCTAACGGGCTTTTAATTTTTTCTGAGTAGAGTTTCTGAACGTCGCCACCTGATTTTTCATATATGCCTTCGAGTAGTACCAATATTTTCCGTATACTGAATACCCAGCGCATTAAATAATATAAGAAAAATGCTGAAATTAATAGTATAGGAATCCCAAATATTACCATAGTAAGAGGGTCGCTAAAATAAGAAGGGGTCATTTCTTCCATGTGTTGTATTAATTATTGGTTAGTATTTTTTTCTTGTTCTCTTTTTTTCTCTTCTGCAAATTCCTGAGCAAGTGTAGACATTTTTTTTCGGTATAGCTCAGAGGTATCACCTCCCATTTTTTCATATATCGCCTCAAGAAGTACTGTCTGCTTTCGCACATCGAATACCCAGCGCATGAATGCGTAATAGATGCCCACGAAAATGAAGATAAGTACGGGAATGAGAAATACCCATACGATAGGATTTTCGAAATAAGATGTTGATTCTTCCATGTGTGTGTAATTATTAGTGTGTGCCGCTAATATAGTCCTTCGTACACACTTGTGCAAATGTCATATTCGCAGAAAAAAGCATATGGCCAGCATCCCAAAATATGAATTGCCCGATTATATTTCGTTGAAAAACGAGCCGGAACTTAAGGCCGACATCAACAAACTGAATGCAGACGTGCGAAAGTGGTCATTTCAGACCAAGAACATGATGGCGCAGAATGTGCGTATGCTCACCAATTCATCTAAGACAGACTATATACGAAAAATCAATTGGCAGCGCCTTGCACCCAACATTCGCCCGCGTACCATAGTGAAGGATGGCATGGCCGAACGTGTAACCATGAACTACCCTGCACATGGGTACTTCATTAGCGTTGGTTCTGGTCGTGGGCACCACAAAAAGACCAACCCACGGCGTATAATCAATTGGTACAACGATATTCTCGAATCTCAGGTTGAGAACTTGGGCGACATAGTACAGGCACACATAAGCACACTAACCGTAAGAGTCACCAATATATGATACTTCGCACTACCAACGGCGACATAGAACTGCACCAAGATGCAGAAGTACGCCTTTCGTACATATACCCGGCACCCGAAGAAAAACGCTTGCAGAGTGAATATACTTGGTGGTTCGATATACCCGACACCCCACGTAACCGTGCATTGCTTCAATTTCCTGCTAGCGGAAATATCACAAGCATAGACGTGATAGCAGATTTCAGCATATTACAGCGCAAGGCTACCCTCATAGTACGCAATGTATATAGGCACAACTATCGTGCTATGCTCAATTTTCTGGGCATCAATCAGCACATAGGCAAGAAACTTGCAGAGCTCATAGGCTCAGACATTGTTCATCTGGGAGACGATGCCGCCGAAATTTCGGCCACTGCCGAAACGCTACTCAGCAATACTACCCCATCGCAGAAAATCACATTCCCACGCATTCAAGCACCCAATTTCATTTCAGATGCCGAGTATGTGCTCTACCCGGTAATCAATTATTGGAATATGATATTGCAGCAGTTTCTCATCAATACTGTTGACAATCCACGTGAGCACAACATGGTTCCACAGCCATTTCTAAGCTATATACTTAAACGCTGCCTCAACAATGTAGGCTATCAATATGCAGGTGAGTTCTCAGAAGCTTCATGGGCAGACCAATTATTGATCGTCAGCAACTTCAATGCCGACCGCTACACACAAGATGGTTACGTGAAGATTTCCGGTACGTATTTCGAAATAAGCGTACAAGCTCAGCTCAATACTTTCACTACAGTTGTAGAAGACCCAGCCAACGAGTGGAACGGAACTACGCAAGAAATAGAAGCCACCGAAGGAGGTTCCTACATGTGGAAATTCACCGCCGAAAAGGCAGACATACCAGGCGTACCTGATGCATACAACGAAATAGGGGTAAATATATACATCAACGGCACCAGCGTGAGTGGTGCTGTGCAAGGCGTATCCGATTTCAATGTTCCATTCTCTCTGGAAGGTGATTTCGACACCTCGCTCACAAACTTCAGCGTATATGTGATGGTTGTTTTCTTCGAGCAGACACCGGGTGTGGTAGTGAAACAAGGCGCCATTCAGAATTTCACACTTGAGCTAATACCCGTTAGCCGCATGAATGTGAACAGATGGGCAACAGATATAGATGTGAGCAATCTTGTGCCCGATGTTACACTGGCAGAACTGCTGCACGGCATTGCCATGAAATTCTCTCTTGCTGTATTTTTCGACGAGCAACGCAAGCAAGTTGTACTTAATTTCATGGACACTTATTTTTCTGACAAGACAGTGCTCGACATTACCCCATTCGCACTATCCGAAACCCAGGAATATGTACATGATTATATTGATTTCACATATGCCTATAATATGCCATTCGAGGTGAAAGGCATAGAGGGGAAAATATACCAGGGCAGCTACCCTACTTTCGCAGAACTACCCATCCCTAGCAATATTTCACACTATGCATTCATATCATCGCTCAATCTTTTCGCAGTAGTCGAGCAGTACGAAGATGAAACATTGGTGAAACGATTCCGATGGATTATCGGCACCGACAATTATTTCAGCACCGGAACAGGCAATACAGAAATAAGTGCAGATATAGAAACACTTCAGATGCGCGAACAATTATACGAAACAGTACACCAGTGTATAAGCCCATATTCTGAAGAGCTGAGCAGTAGAAGCATCAACCGAAGTGGAGAGGAAGCCCCAAGGCAATCACCTGTGCTTATATATTATATAGGTATGGAAGAAAACAACGATGCGCTGCTATATCCATACGCAAGTAGCTCCCCCACTACGCCACAGGGTGTGGCAGTGCCTGGCTACTATCTTTCATGGCAATGCCCACAGCCTAATAATATTGGGAAACTGGGTGAGCGCTATTACGAGCGTGCGAAAGGGCGACTGCTCAAGATAAGTATATCACCCGCGCATGTGTACGATGTGTTGGAATTGTTTCGGGCATCGTCCAAGTATAATTTCGTCCGATACATGGGCCGTCAATTTCGCCCGGTGACGTTAGACATTGTCATTAATGGAAATGGGGTGCGAGAAATACAACTCCAAGTTCGCTAACTCTCGAAATCTTGCATGGCTGTGATAATATCTTCCTGTATCAGGTGTGCATATATCATGGTACTACGCATATCAGCATGGCCGAGTAGTTGCTTCAGCATCATCAGTCCATTGCTGTTCTTGTATTTTCGCAGGAAAATAGTAGCGAATGTATGCCTACCGCTGTGCATGCTCATATTTCGCTTTATGCCGGCAGCCTTGAGCACATCTTTCAGGTACCTATTAATACGCTGGTCGCTGAGCATATCGAACAATGGCCCCGTAACCCTACCCGGGCACTCATCATGTATGAGCATCTGTGCAGTTTTCGTGAGTGGCAATTCGAGCAGAGCCCCTGTAGTATTGCTTGTTTTCACCGGACGAAACCTCAGCAGCCAATTGGTACGTATATTTTCGTGGGTGATGGCTCGTAGGTCAGAAATACGCAAGCCTGTGAAACAACTGAACAGAAACCAACGCGCCACCCGCTTGTACGATTCGGGAAGAGAATTATTCATATACAGCGCCATCACGCTGTCACGCTCTTCTTCGGTCAGGAACTCGGGCATACTGCGTTGCTTCGGCAACTTGTACCCCTTGAATGGCTTGGTGGTAATCAAGCCCTCACGCTCTGCCCTGTTCAGGTAGGTACGTATATTTTTCAGG